CGGGCAAGCTAGCGGGGCAATGCCTAATAATTGCGGTGTTGCAATAGATATAGTAACGAATCCAGAGGCATTCGAAGATGGAATTGTAATCGGCAATGGAGCGCTAGACACGGCGTCAGGACGTATTGCGCCTGCACTGTCTATGCCTCCTAACACAGGACTTTTTTGGTATAGCTCAGCAGGCACGAGCAACGCGCATATTTTTGCCGACGCCTTCGGTAACACATCTTTCTATGCCCCTAATTTTTACATGATCGGCCACATCGTTGGGAGTGGTACTGCACCAACGTGCGCCGCAACCGGAATAGGAACGGGGGGATCTGCCGGATGTGCGCTCGCAACCGGATCAAACGACACGGCTGGAGAGATAAAAATAACGGCGGGATCAAGTGGCGCTGCATCAAGCGGCTCTGTAACACTTACGTTGTCTGCCTCTCTTGGCACGAATGCGTCTAATTGCGCTTTTAGACTTGCATCAATTGATACTAATTGGGTTTCAACCGCGCTCGTGATTTTAACATCGGTGTCAAAAACTGCGCCTAGCCTCTATTGGGCAACTGGTGGCGCAAATTTAACGGCGAATGCAACATACGATTTTCTCTATACATGCCTAGGATATTGAATGACCCTGTGGAGGACGCGATGTTAAAATGGTTTGCCATCATTGGCCTGCTAGCAGTTACCCCAGCGATTGCGCAGCAAGCATCAACCGCACCGTCAGATTCTATTATCTCGGCCTACGCGCAGTTGCTCGGCGAGGCCAATAGTCGTGTTGCAGCGCTGTCAGGCCAGATGCAGCAAGCCAACGCGAAGATCGCGGACTTACAGAAGCAGATCGACGCAGCCAAGCCGAAGGCCGAGCCGACGCCGGCCGCGACGGACCCGACGAAATGAAGGCCCTACGCGGCCCGCCGGCGGTAAGATGCTCAAGAAGAAAGGTAAATAACCGTGACCGATGAGGAGCTTCAGATACTCAAAAACATCGCTAGGGACATCGCCCAAATCCGATCGTCCTTGATCCAATCCAACAATGCCGAGGCCGATGCTGAGTCTGAGGTTCCCGAAAAGATTCGCCGATTTGCTATGTACATGCACGACATCCATGACATGCTTAACTTCTACCGCGAAGGCGGCCACGAAGCTCCACCCCATGTCAAAGCAGAAGCTGAGCGATGCGATGACCGCCTTCGCCATTTGTTGGAGGATCTCAACACCGACACCGGCGCATTCGAACGAGTTCGTCAAGAAATGACCCAGCGCTCAGGCAATCGCTGGCCATTGAATCGGCAGTTGCCCAAGACCGGAGAATGAAATGAAACAGGGAACCGCGAATCAACACATTGTCGATGGGGCCAAGGCTGTTGCGCCAAAGTCCAAATCGGTCAGCCTAGCCGCTGTGTCCGACCTTGGTGCGCATCAGGTACGAACCAAATCTGTCAAACTCTACGATGGCCGTGGCTATGAAGCCCCGGTAGCCAGTCGCCAGAACCACCCCCGAGGCAGTCAAGGAAAACACTAGGAGAATTACAATGGATATCAACGCACTACTCACTTTGCTTACACTTTCCGAAAAACTCCAGGGCCATCCTCGGCTGTCTGGCATGAAGACTCTTGTTGATGAACAGATCAACAAGATGCAGATCGACTCTGATGAAGAAGTTAAGCGATTGTATGCTGATCGTAAGGCTTATCAAGACAAGATCGCTGCTGAGCAGGCAGCTATCGTGCAGGGTCAGACCGTAACGCAGCGTGCAGTTGGTGCGCATGAACGTGTCGACCAAGTTGAGTTCGACAAGCAGCAAGCCGAACGTGACGCTGCGACCATCTCCGAAGCGGATAAGTTTGCTGCTGACCAGCCCAAGACTGACGCTGAGGCTCGGGTGTTGGCAGAGCAGAATGTTAATCCCGGCACTGGTCCTCGGGCCATTCCCGCCAGTCCCGCTATTGAACCATTCGCCCCGCCGGAAGGCTCATCGAAGTGGCTTGAGGAACGTAATGCGAACTCGACGTTCAACAACAACCCAGTCCCGGCTCCGTATGCTCCTCAGACTGAGTCCCCACTTATAGGCACTCCCGTCTCGCCCAGCACCACTCCTAACAGCACTCCCACCGGTAGGAGAATCTAATGGCGAAAGATATTCTTTCTGAATATGGCCCCGAGTCCAAACCCGGCGACAAGCGAGCTACCTCTGGCGGTGTTAAGGAAGTTAAGGAACTTCCATATTCGCCGCCAGTGGGTCCCAAGAACAAAACCGACGTTGGCGCTAGCGGTACCAACCACGGTTGTTGTGGAACTCAGGGAAAGCACTAAGCTATGACCACCCTCACGGACATTGCGAATCGCGCACTACAGGTCCCCGGCACACGCACGTCCGTAACTGACGCTGAACTTGCTGGAAATCTAACAAACGAGGCTTTGCAACTAAACCTCTGCATGACCAACATTCGCCGGCGCTTGCTGCGAATGGCACCGTGGAATTGTTCAGTCAAAGCAGCGAATCTAGTCTACATCACCTCATCGCCGGGGACCCCTGAGAATACCTCCGCGCCCACGACCCTGTGGCAGCCCGGACAGCCCGTCCCACCGTGGGCCTATGAATACCAATACCCCGTCGACTGTGTTCGCCCTTGTTGGATGATCCCAGCAACCCAAACCGGATTCGCTGGTGGTGTGCCGATCACCACCGCGGTTACTGGGGGAGCGTCCAGCTTCTGGCAAGGTCCCCCAGTCAAATACAAAGTTCAAACCGACACCTTCTACCCAGTAACGGCCGCCGCTGTTGTCAATGGAGGAACTGGTTATGGAGTCGGCGATCTCATCACCCTCCCAGCTGGACCAACGACCAGTCCTCCCATCGGCGCCCCGGTTCAGTTGCTCGTAGCAATGGTGGCCGGGGGAGTTATTACCTCTGCCACCGTTGTAAATACGGTGTATACTGGGGACACCGCTGGATCGCAGGAGGTTATTGGCGGATCGTACTTTGCACAGCAGAGCAATCCGGTGCCGCAAGGATCAACCTCTGGGTCGGGAGTCGGAGCAACCTTCAATCTAACTTACGGCACTCAGGCCCCGCAGCGAGTGATATTAACCAATCAAGAATACGCTACGCTGGTGTATTGCCAAGATGTTGTTGATCCCAATGTAATGGATGATCTATTCCAAGATGCATACGTGAAGTTGGTTGGGGCAACCATTACCATACCTCTAACCGGCGATAAGAAGCTCGCTAACTTCGCTGTGCAGGAAGCTAATCAAACTATTATGCTAGCACGCCAAGCTGATGGCAATGAAGGGCTTACTATTAATGACATCACCCCTGACTGGATACGAATCCGCGGGGTTGACTTTGCTGAACCCTATAGCGGGCCATTCACTGGGTTTGACTGGGGTGGCATGTGGCCCACATTCGGTTAGGAACTGTCCATGGGTGAGATCGTAGCACAGGCATCCTTCAATAGCGGTGAATGGAGCCCAAACCTATACGCACGTGTAGATCTCCAGAAATATCACTCTGGCGCGGCGTTGTTGGAGAATTTCTACATCGACTACCGGGGTGGTGCTAGCACTCGCCCAGGCACTAGATACATACTTCAAGCTTACAAATCCGCCACCGCGGTTCGATTGATTCCCTTCCAGGCTAGCTTCTCAGTCGGTTACGTCCTCGAGTTTGGGGACCATTACATCCGATTCTACTACCAAGGCTCGCCGATCGTCGAGACCGCGATTAACATCACCGCTGCCTCCCAGGCCAATCCGTGTGTTCTAACCATCCCCGGCCACGCCTATTCAGCCAACGACTGGATTTACGTATCCGGTATTGCGGGTATGACACAGCTTAATGGTCGATATTTTAATATACAATCTGTTGCTGGTAACAACATTACTCTTGGCGATTTAAATGGTAACAACATCAATTCTCTAACATACACTGCCTATACCTCTGGCGGTACCTCCCAGCGTATCTACACCATCGCCTCTCCATACGCCGCAGCTGATCTGGCAATGATTAAATTCGCACAGTCAACCAATGAAATGGTTCTGTGTCATCCCAACTATGCCCCCAGGTTGTTAACCGTTGTTACCACAACAAACTGGACTATCACCACTATCGTCTTTGGCTCTACTGCAACTGCACCGGCTGCGCCTAGTGTATCGACTACATTGGCCTCCGGCTCGGTGAATTATTCCTACGCTGTAACTTCGATCGATTCTAATGGTCAAGAATCTAGTCTATCCACACCTGCATCTATGACAGGCAAACAAGACATCCGCACAGTGGCTGGATCAAACAGCATCTCGTGGAGTGCTGTAACAACTGCGGTAGCATATAACGTCTATGAATCGTCAGTTAGCTACTTTGGTGTTGTGCCGAGTGGTGTTAGCTATGGATTCATTGGTACTTGCAAAGGTACACAGTTTATCGACTCCAATATTGGTGCAGACTTCTCGCAGTCACCGCCAGTCGCACAGAACCCATTTGTTGGTAGCGGACTCGGTTATCTAACCATCACTGCTACAGGCACTTATACCACTGTTCCACTCATTTCGTTTTCCGGTGGCTCCCCTAGCATAGGCGCGACAGCTATAGCCAGTCTTGGTGCAATCTCAGTGCCGACCATAACTGGTGCTGGTACCGGATTTGTTATTGGTGATACGGTTAACTTTGGCAATGGTTTAGTGCTAACTGTGCTTACTATTAGCGGCGGCACAATCACTTCATGGGCTATTGCTAATGCCGGATCTATTACCTCCGGCTCAACGCCTAGTAATCCAATAGTTCAAATCTCAACATCTGGGGCTGGCACGGGAGCCACGGCTACCGTTACTTGGGGTGTGACACAGGGTATCGTGCTAACTCAAGGCGCTGGGTATAGTTCAGCGCCAACTCCGGTGTTTTCCGCCGGTGCAGCCGCAGCGACTGCCACGCTCACAGCGACCTCTAATGGCAACCCTACAGTTCCGAGCTTTTTTCAGCAGCGACTTGTATTGGCTGCACCTCTTGGTGCTCCCCAAACATTCTACATGTCTCAGCCCGGATCGTACTTCAACTTCAACGTCACCGATCCGGTTGTTGCTAGCAATGCCATTACCGAGACGTTGGTATCTGGGGTGTTGAACACAATTAAGTCTATTGTGTCCTCCACAGCTGGTATGCTAGTGCTGACCGATAAATCCACTTGGCTTATCAATGGCGGCTCATCGGGATCTGCTGTGTCGCCCACTGCCATCGTCGCCAATGTACAGTCCAATGTTGGCACTAGCGATGTGCCGCCTATTGTAGCCAACTATGATGTACTGTTTGTGCAGTCCAAGGGCTCGGCGGTTCGGGACTTGACCTACAATATCTACTTCAATGTCTTCACCGGTACCGACATCTCAGTCACAGCCTCTCACCTATTCTTCGGCTACACCATCACTGGCTGGGCGTGGGCCGAGTCGCCATTCTATGTGGCTTGGGCCACGCGTAGTGATGGGTTGATGCTAACCTTAACGTTCTTGAAAGAGCAAGAGTTTGTTGGCTGGTCGCACCAGGTTACGCAAGGTACATACCAGTCAGTCTGCACCGTAACCGAGGCCACCTCGGATGCTGGTAATGTTGATGCTGTATATACCTGTATACAGCGTGTGGTTAATGGCCACACAGTTCAATATATCGAACGCAACGACGACCG